ATGATTATCCAGAAGATTACCTGAGTATCTACACATATTTGTTTTACATGACTTGTCCTAATCCGGATCTTAATCCATTCTTTAATATTCCAGAATCGGAAAAAGAATCTATGATTTTAGATGAGATAAATTGTGAGTTTTCATTAGAAGATGATCTTGTAATTCAGGGAGTTAAGCTTTGTCAAAAGCTATATGAAACACCTACATCAAGAGCATACAAAGGAATTGCCTCCATGCTAGATCGTTTAGCAAAATACATGGAGACAACTCCAATTGAGCACGGAAGAGACGGTAACATTAACTCTATTGTAAATGCTGCAGCTAAATTTGAGCAGATAAGAACCTCATTTAAAGGAGCTTACAGTGATCTAGTTGATGAACAGAAGAGTTCAGTTCGCGGTGGACAAGGTCTTGCATATGATCAAATGTAATGGAGTACTCAATCCCCACATGGAAAGATGGATCCTGGACAGTAACAGAGTTTGCAGGAAGAGATGAGTTTAAAAACTTCATCTATAGTATTTTTCACCAACCTGGGGTTTATGGATTTGATGAAACAGCGACGCTATTTAATGAACAAGCACGGAATTTTAATAAAAATGGATTTTACTGTGCGGCACCAATTAGAACAAAAGACTTTGTAGAGTACTGGAACGGAGAAAAAGATAAATGCCGCAAAGGTGCCATCTATCATGGAAAGAACGGTAGAGTATTTTATCTGACTAGAGACTACTACATGTGGTTAAACTTCTTGCCAATCTTTGATAAGGAAGAAAAGAAGTATGGTTTTGCTAAAGTTCGTGATGCCCAATATCATATGGCGCTTTATGAGCTACTTGCAGAGTTAAATTATAAGCACTCCGCTATTCTAAAAAAGCGTCAGATTGCATCTTCTTACTTTCACATGGGAAAGCTTATCAACCAATACTGGTTTGAAGAAGGTGCTATCTGTAAAATTGGTGCGGGACTAAAAGATTACATCAATGATAAAGGATCATGGAAGTTTTTGGACGAATATCGCAACTTCCTTAACGAACACACTGCTTGGTATAGACCTTCATCTCCTGATAAGGTTCTTATCTGGGAACAAAAAATCCAAGTAAGAGTAAACAATAGAATTACTACCAGGGGTCTTAACTCTAAGATCCAGGGGATGTCATTTGAAAAAGATGCAACTACTGGTGTAGGTGGACCTGTAACTTATTTCTTTCACGAAGAAGCAGGTATTGCACCTAAAATGGATAAGACCTATGAGTACATCCGTCCTGCAATGTCTTCAGGTATGATGACTACAGGTATGTTCATAGCAGCAGGATCTGTCGGTGACTTAGATCAGTGTGAGCCGTTGAAGCAAATGATCCTTCAACCAGAACCAAACGACATCTATGCAGTAGAGTCAAACTTATTAGATGCAGATGGTACGTGGGGTAAATCTGGATTGTTTATTCCAGAGCAATGGTCAATGCCTCCATTTATTGATGATTACGGTAACTCTCTTGTAGAAGAAGCTCTTGAAGCGATTTTATCTGAAAGAGAAAAATGGAAGAAAGATTTAAATCCTGAGCAGTACCAGTTGCGTATTTCTCAGAAGCCTACAAATATTGCAGAAGCATTTGCGTACAGAAAAGAATCTGTGTTTCCTGTTAATCTAGTAGCTGCACAGAATAAACGGATTGAAGAAAAAGAATATCTGGTAGAGTACCTGGAGTTAGAATTAGACGAGGGTAATAAAATTGTACCAAAGAAAAGTAATCGCATTCCAATATCAGAATTTCCCATAAGTAAAAAGACTGAAGATAAAGGTGGAGTATTATGTGTTTGGGAAAGACCTGCACGTAATCCTGAGTTTGGTTTATACTATGCTAGCATTGACCCGGTATCAGAAGGCAAAACAACCACCTCAGACTCGCTCTGTAGCATCTTTGTCTATAAGAACCCAGTAGAGGTTACCCGGGAGACAGAAAATGGCGTAGAGAGCTTTATTGAAACTGATAAGATTGTTGCGTCGTGGTGTGGTAGATACGATGACATTAACAAAACTCATGAAATGCTTGAGCGAATTATTGAGTGGTACAATGCATGGACACTTGTAGAAAACAACATTTCGCTTTTTATTCAGTACATGATATCTAAACGCAAGCAGAGATATCTGGTACCAAAAAGTCAAATCCTCTTCTTAAAAGACATTGGTAGTAACCGAAGTGTTTACCAAGAATACGGTTGGAAAAACACAGGAACCCTATTTAAAAGTCACCTTATTTCATATGCAATTGAATTCTTACGAGAAGAGATTGATGTAGAAACTGAAGTAGACGGAAAGGTTGTAAAAATTAAACACGGGGTAGAAAGAATACCTGATGGCATGCTCTTAAAAGAAATGTTATCGTATTTTCCGGGTTTAAACGTTGACCGTTTAGTTGCATTCTCAGCACTAGTAGCGTTTGCAAAGGTTCAACAATCTAACAGAGGATACGCAAAAAGACAAGAGAACATGGTCGAATCTTTGGAGAAATCAGATAATTTGTATAAATTAAAGATGAGCCCTTTTAGACATATGGGAGGTAGGTCTCGTGGTTTACAAGGTGGTTCAACAAAGAGCGCATTTAAAAATCTGAAATGATGTTTGTATATCAGAATAATACCGGAGGTATTGAAGTAACTTATACGTTGCTTCCATCTGCGCCTGGAATAATTTTAGCATACTCTGGTATGTCAACTACAATAAGCTATTGATATGCAGGTATTTAATGCAATGCAACTAAAGAACGGTGCTAAGGCAGAGTTCAAAAAGATGGGTACTCTTACCCAACCTATTCAGTTTTTACCTAAAAAAGATAAAGACGAGGAATGGGCAGCATGGAATATAGACTGGATTGAAACACAAGGTTTGCGCCAACTTAGAAGAAACTCTCGTAGACTTCTTAAGAACTATAAACTTGCAAAAGGTATCATCGATAAAACCGATTATATCGTAGAGGAGGATAATGACTACTCAGATCTTGTAGACATTTTGATTAAAGAAGATGAGTCTGCTCTTGAGATTAAGTTTTATCCAATCATCCCTAACGTAATTAATATTCTTACTGCTGAATTTGCTAAGCGATCTAATCGTGTACAGTTTAGAGCAGTAGACGACATCTCCTATATTGAGATGCTTGAGCAAAAAAGAGAGATGATTGAAAAGAGTCTCCTTGCTGAAGCAGAAATGAAAATGGCAAACAAGCTTGCTAAGCTTGGTGTTGACATGGAAAGTGAAGAGTATCAGAACGCAATTAAACCTGAAACTCTTAAGACTTTACCAGAAATCGAAGACTTCTTCCGCAAAGATTACAGGTCTCTTATCGAAGAGTGGGCAATGCACCAGCTCAAGACCGATGAGGAAAGATTTAAAATGCAGGAGCTAGAAGAAAGGGCATTCCGCGATATGCTTATCACAGATAGAGAGTTCTGGCACTTCAAGATGAATGAAGATGACTATGAGCTAGAATTGTGGAATCCTGTACTTACCTTCTACCACAAATCCCCAGATAACCGCTACATCTCTGACAGTAACTGGGTTGGTAAATCTGATATGATGACTGTATCAGATGTAATTGACAAGTATGGTTATCTGATGGATGAAGAGCAGCTCAAGTCTCTTGAGGCAATCTACCCCATCAAATCTGCAGGATATGCAATCGGTGGTTACCAAAACGATGGTAGCTACTATGACGCTACTCAATCACATGCATGGAATACCAACATGCCTTCTCTTGGTTATCGTCAGTTTATGGCAACAAGAGATGCTTACAACGGTTATAATGGTGATGTAGTTAACTGGATTCTTGGTGAGTCAGAAGACTTGTTTGAATTTGGTACAACAAATCTCTTGCGCGTTACCACGGTTTACTGGAAATCGCAGCGTAAGATTGGTCACCTGTTTAGATTGGATGAAAACGGTAACATCTATCAAGATATTGTAGATGAGAGTTACATGGTTGTAGACAAACCTATGTACAACACCAGTCTAATGAAACAGAAAACCAAAGAGAACTTGGTGTTTGGTGATCACATTGACTGGATCTGGATTAATGAAACCTGGGGTGGAGTAAAGATTGGTCCTAACTATCCCTCATACTGGGGTATGGAAAATAAAGATGGGTTTAGTCCCATGTATATTGGTATCAATGATAACAATCCTGGTAGACTTCGCTTCCAGTTTAAAGGAGATGACAATCTCTATGGTTGTAAGCTTCCAGTAGAAGGTTCCGTATTCTCTGATCGAAACACAAGATCTACTTCTTTGGTAGACTTGATGAAGCCTTATCAGATTGGATACAACATTGTAAACAATCAGATTGCAGATATTCTGGTAGACGAGCTTGGTACTGTAATCATGCTTGATCAGAATGCTATTCCTCGTCACTCTTTGGGTGAAGACTGGGGTAAGAACAACCTTGCTAAAGCATATGTAGCAATGAAGAACTTCCAGATGTTACCTCTGGATACTTCTATTACCAATACAGAGAATGCTT